AAACTGGAATTGATATTATTCCAAAAGGATATGATAAGTCTCAGGTAGCTAATAAGGTTGATGGGCCTATTCTTTTCTTCGGTGATAAGATGAAACCCGGAGGTAATGACTATCCTCTAGCAAAAGCAATTAGACCTCGTAAAGATTCTGCCGCGGTTGAAGTAAGAGACTGGAAAGATACACTAAAATATTTACGTGCATGGAAAATAAAAGATGTACATGAGCTAGTAGGTGTGGTATAATAGTAACACAGGAGAAAAAATGAATATTAGTGGTGAGGATATAAAAGCAATGATTGATACGGAAGAACAACTTGAGTTTTGGGATAACTTGCCTCAACTAAAGAAAGAAAATACTATTGATCTGTTTCAACTCGGAGAATTTACTAGTCATGCTGGTTTACCTCTTAAATGGAAAATAGAGTGTGATGCCATCACAAGTCAACAGTGGGATGCTGTAGCAAAAATGATTATGGATTATCAACTAGAACCTTTTAGTAAAGTTGTTGGAATTCCAAGAGGAGGATTACCTCTACAGTATGCACTAGAACCATATACAACTAAAGGCGATCATCCTTGGTTAGTAGTAGATGATGTGTATACTACAGGGACAAGTTTTAGAGAATTTTGTAGGACAAAAGAAACAATGTTTGCATTCAAGTGGTGCGTGTTTGCAAGGAAACCAGTTGGAAAATTTGATAAAGTAAACGCACTATTCACAATGCCGGGGCTAACATAATGGAAGGAGCTACATTTATAATGAGCAATGATTGGGTAAAAGATATTGCAGATATGCATCAAAAATTTGGTGTACACAAATGGTTTAAACAAAACAAACATGATAAAGATCTTATGAAAACTTATTTACAGTTTCGTTTAAACATGTGTCAAGAAGAAATGAGTGAATCGCTACAAGCATTTGAAGACGGAAATCCTGAAGAAGTGGTTGATGGTCTGATTGATCTATGCGTATTTGCCATTGGTACACTTGACGTATTCGGTGTTGACGCTAACAAAGCATGGGATGAGATATATAAAGCAAATATGAATAAAGAACCTGGAGTAAAAGCCGGCAGACCTAATCCATTTGGACTACCAGATCTATTGAAACCTGAGGGGTGGCAAGGACCTAGCCATAAAGATAATCATGGAAATATCAGCGACATTCTTTAAGAATATATACGATAATAAAACTCATAAACGCATGAACTTTTCGGACTTTAATGAGTTCGAGGAGTTTTTGTACAATCTATCTAAAAGAAAGCTTGGAGGTAAAAAAGATGCACAGCTTATATCACCGGCTACTTATGTTGCAAATACAACTAGGGCCAACAAAAATGTGGTTGATTGGGGAGGTTGGGCTGCTGTCGATGTTGATGATCACAAGATTGAAGGTGATTTAGAAAATGAGCTTAGGAACTTATATGGTAAGTACTATTATATTTGTTATAGTACTGCTAGCAGTAGAGAAAGTTATCCAAAGTTTCGTTTGGTCTTTCCAACTAAAAGAAGAGTTGGATCAAATGACATCAGATCTTTCTGGTTCGCCCTCAACAACGAACTCGGTCAGATTAATGACCAACAAACTAAAGATCTATCACGAATGTATTATATCCCTGGTACGTACACTGGCGCTTTCAACTTTATGTTTACTAATAACACTGGCGTATTTTTAGATCCTCAAGCACTAATGGAAAAGCATCCGTTCGTAGAAAAACTCAGATCATCTAACTTTCTTGATCGACTTCCAGAAGAATTACAAAAACAAGTTATTCAGCATAGAAAAGAAAAAGCTGAAAATACTAACGTATACTGGACAGGTTACAGCGACTGTCCTTTTGTAAACAAGAAACTAATCGCTGAATATAAATCCATTGCACATATAGACAACAGTGGAAGATATGGTATGATCTATAAGATCATGGTGTCTATTGCAATTAACGCAATCAAGTCAAGTTATCCTATTAACAGTCAGACCATTGTTGGTTTAATCAAACAACTGGACTCTGAAACATCTAACAGATACGGAACTAGGCCACTTGACGTAGAAGCAGATAGGGCTATTGAATTTGCATACAGAAACGTTTGAACATAATATGAGCTTCAATACGGATGAAATAATAAATCCGGATGAGTGGCGCCAAAGAGCTAAGAATGAAGCTGAAAAGATATTCAATAAGGAATCGACACGAAGAGGTAGAACTTTTAAAGAGATATATGAAGTCTGTGAATATAGTCATGCAGCTGAACAGTATCTTATAGAAACTGGCTGGACTGACGATGAGAGAGAATACAAAGATTTACTCGATCCTTACCTTGATCCTGTTGAAATAAAAGTAACGGGACATATGGGAAATGTACCTTATGTTCTGGATAGATGTAAAAAGGATAAGCTTGATGAATGGAGAAAATATCCTGATATAGTTTATATCTTCATAAACAATAAGGTTGACAAGGAATATCACCATGAAGGCGTATACAAGTGGAATGGTAATAAGTTTGCAAAAATCAATGTATGTCAAAAAATATTATAAAAAATAGTGTACTTTCTAGTAAAAATGTTGTATAATATATTATCAGAATGGAGGATATTATGAGTAAAGCATCACTCGAAGTGCTGAAAAAAGCAGCTGAAATACAAAATAAAAAAGGTAACGATTATCAAAATCCAAACTCTAGGATTAAACAAGCCATGTATTATCCACGTGGTTGTTCAACTCTTTTAGATACAATGATTGCAAAAACTCTTAGGCTGCAGTCTGTACTTGAAGCTATGGAAAATGATCCCGATTATAATCCTAATTTTGAATCTCTTGAAGATTCATGCATTGATATAATTAACTATGCATCATTCTTTGCTGCGTACATGAAGCACGGTATTGATGGCCAAGATCCAGATCGTGACTTTTTGAATCGTCCTAAGAAACTAAAACCAGTGGACTTAAGTGATAAAATTCCAGGTGCAACAGGTAAGTAATGGCTGGAGCAATCAACACACCTTTAAGACAACTTATTATGGATTGGACTGCATGTCAATTACTAGAAAAAGATCCTGATAATGCTATTCTTAAAAAACTTAGATCTTGGAATCATCCAGAAACAATTGAGTTAAATAAACTATTAACGCAGTTTGAAAAGGATAAGAAGTATCCTGAACATTATAATCTTGATTGGGGTAGTATTAAATACGAGGACTTTATAGATGAAAGCAGGTAAGGTTTGGGGAACTACAGAACTCATTGAAGCTAATGGTGCTTTAGAGTTTCATAGGATTGAAATGGAAGCCGGTGGTGTTTGTTCTAAACACTTGCACAGATACAAATGGAACGGTTTTTATGTAGAGTCAGGTGTTATGCGAGTTAAAGTTTGGCAAAGAGATTATAGTCTTATAGACACTACTATACTGAAGGCTGGTGATTACACAAAAGTTAAGCCTGGTCTATATCATAAATTTGAGTGTGTAGAGTCAGGTGTAGCTTATGAATTGTATTGGGCAGAATTCAATCATAATGATATTGTAAGAGAAGAACAAGGATTTATGGGAAATGTTTAAAAGAAAAATTAACACAACAATACCTTTTTTATTATTATTACTAACAGTTTTACTGTTTAGATGTCATCCTGCACCAGCAGCTGAATGTAATTACAAAAATGGAGAGAAACAAAATGATAGTTGGTTTCATATTACTCATGGTTAGTTTGAATTCTGCAGGAGAAGTAGAAGGTACTGCCGTAGATTATTTTGAAGATCCTTACACCTGTGTTGAAACTGGCTACTTTTTAGAAGCATCTGCTCCAATGGGAATTGGTTTTGTTTGTATTGAAGACTATATAGAAATAAGTGAGAATAATGAATGAAGGTAGGATTTACATGTAGCACTTTTGATTTACTTCATGCAGGCCATGTTATGATGTTGAGAGAAGCGAAGGCTCAATGTGATTATTTAATATGCGGTCTACAGGTAGATCCTACTTTTGATAGAAAAGAAAAGAACTCTCCTATACAATCTATTGTAGAAAGGCAAGCACAACTTTCTGCAATAAAATATGTTGACGAGGTCATTATTTATTGTACAGAAGCCGATTTAATTGATATAATAAACATGTATCCAATTGATATAAGAATCCTAGGTGAAGAGTATAGACAGAAAGATTTCACTGGAAAAGATGAGTGTCGTAACAGAGGAATAGATTTATACTTTAATAAGAGAGACCATAGGTTTTCTTCATCAGATCTGAGAAAGAGAGTTTGTGATGATAACATATAGTGTTAAAGATATTCGTCAATACTTTATTGATGAACTTAATGATGAAGCTTTTGAGTTAGATAAAACAGGTCAAAAAACAATTGAACTACTCGGTGCTTCTTTTCTAGCAGATGAGCCGGCTATCTTTGGTGAACCAAACAATGAGTATATTGATGCAGAACTAAAGTGGTATAAGTCTGAGTCTACTAATATTAATGACATATGGGATAAACCAGAACCACCAGCAGCTTGGCAGTACTCAGCAAATAAGGAAGGTGAGATTAATTCTAATTATGGTAAACTAATTTACAGTGATAAATACTATAACCAGTTTGGAAACGTTTACAGAGAATTGCGAGATAATCCAGATGGTCGTAGGGCCTCAATGATTTACAATCGTCCGTCTATCTGGCATGAATATAATGAAGATGGTAAGAACGACTTTATTTGTACTAATTCAGTTACTTACTATATTCGAAATGACGAGTTGCAAGCTGTAGTTCAAATGCGGTCAAATGATGTTGTATATGGATATAAAAATGATTACGCCTGGCAAAGATTTGTTCAAAAAGAACTAGCAGAAATGTTAGGAATTGAAGCAGGCTTTATAACATGGCAAGTACAAAATCTACATGTTTACGAAAGGCACTTTCATCTTGTCAAATAAATGGGATAAGCGATACTTAGAGCTGGCTGAAAGAATATCTAAATGGTCAAAGGATCCATCATCTAAGATTGGATGCGTTGCTATTGGTGAAAAGGGTCAAGTTCTAGCACAAGGTTATAATGGGTTTCCTCGTAGCATATCGGATAATGATAGATTAGAAAATAGAGAAATCAAACTTAAGTATATTGTACATGCAGAGATGAATACTATATTCAATGCTGCCTTTAGTGGTATATCACTAGAAGGTAGTACCTTTTATGTTGTAGGACTTCCTTGTTGCTCAGATTGTGCAAAAGGAATAGTACAAGTAGGTGTAAAAAGAGTAGTTATGCCAAAACAAGAAATCACCGACCGCTGGAAAGAATCATGGGGCTTAACGCAGTCTATGTTTACTGAAGCGGGAGTTGCATTTGAGTTTATCTAATCTAGAAAAACATTTTGATCTGTACTATAATCACTTCACTAGAATAGCTCAAAAGAGATTTATTAATGTTGATACCTCTCACAGGTGTCTTCTTGAGTGTGCATATTGTATTAGGCAAGATCCTAGAGATGGTAAGAATTTTGTTAAACAAGCTGGAAAAGAATACGGTGACTTAACAGAAGATGATGCTAGAATCATGGGTAATTCGTTTAAAAAGATTTTTTTATGTGGTCAAATATCTGATCCCATATATCACAAAAATCTATTAGGAATAATAGAAGTCCTGAATGAAACGACCTTTCAACATTTAGAGATTCACACTAACGGTTCTGGAAAGAAAAAGCAGTGGTGGCAAAAACTATGTCATCTGTTATTACAAGGTAAATACACTTCAAATATAATCTTTGGTATAGACGGTGTCGGTAAATCATGTTCAATACACAGAAAGAATCAAGACTGGGACAGTGCATGCGCAGCTATGGATTACTGTGCAACTGTAGCTAATGATAAGTTAAAGGTGTCATGGCAGTACATTCCATTTGAGTATAATGAAAACGATGTAGTAGTTGCGGCAGAATACGCTCTAGATAAAAATATAGAATTTATTCTGCATAGATCCAGTAGGTTTGATTCACACTTTGGTCATCATGTTGCACCTCCAAAAAATCCTTATCACTTATCAGGTACAGGATTCGCGTCTTCTTTAGTCATAGATAATATAGAAGAATATAAAAAGGAGCGTGACAAGTATGCAGCTTAAGATTATTCCCAAATGTTTTCCTTTTTTAGAAAATGGTGATATAGATATAAATGGAATGGGTCAGTGCATGGCATTCTCAGCATCTGGTTATTATGTTCCTTGTTGTTGGATGGACAATGCATTTGACAGAAAAGAAAATCCTGGAGGAATATACAATAAAGAACTTAATGTTAAAAATGGAATTACTCCAGATGATGCTCTTAATTCAAGACAATGGAAAAACTTTTATAGAAAAATATTATTTAAACCTAAAGAAGCTGGAAGTAGATGTAAAACATCATGCGGCGTCGTTATAGATGATAACGGTAATCAGCACTCATACTCTTCATATGTAAAACAACTGAATCAACAAAAAAATAGTATTTTAGAGAAAGAGAAACTTTTAGGAATTACGAAGGATGGACAGGAGTAAGCAACTTTTGGATTTAGCAAAAGCCTATAGCAGACTGGATAACTTAGAAGATAAAGTATCTAATGTTAAAGAAAGAATATTCTTAATGCAAAAGCATCTAGGTCCTTCAGAAAAAGACGTGTCCATAATAAAAGTTCTTCCTATTAAAGAAACTAAAGTTAGAACAAGTCAAGACATAGAATACGATTTATTAGAAATGAAGAAAAAGTTCCAGCCAGTTGACCCTTATCAACAGATGGCCGAGGAAGCTGATAATGATCTCGAAAGAGCGTTAAAAAAAGCTTTAGAAAACCAAACAAAATAGTTTACAAATACTAAAAAATGTTGTATAATAGTACTATGAAAGGAAAACTTATATTCGTAGGATTGAATCCCTCGCGGGTTCCAATAAGTAAGTCAAAAGGATCTTCTTATAAGAGGTTCCATACATGGCTAGACTATTTAGAACTAGATTATGTATCGTTTACAAATCTTTCATCAGATCCTAATTGGGATTTTAAGTATAAGTCTTTTGATCACGAATCAATAAGAAGTCTTTTAGATGGATATGATAAGATAGTAGCATGGGGAACAAAAGTTTCAGACTATCTCACAAGACTTAATAGATACGAACACTATATACTACCACACCCTTCTGGATTAAACAGGTTGCTCAATAATCCTATGTATGTTGAGTCAAAGCTTGAAGGTTGTAAGCGATATTTGGAGGAATAAATGAATAAAATAATTATTGTACTTGGTCGTGGTACTGAAGGTTGCGGTGTAACACAATGCGCAATACAAATGCAAAAAGTTACAGGTGCAAAGATCTTATCTGCAAACGATAAAAAGTGGGGAAGAGCAAAAGGTTTAGAAATTGATCAAATGGAAATGAACTTAGGTCGTGAATGGGAAGCTATGGCTGCAATTGTAAATTCACATGAACTATGTATCGTATATTCTGTTCCTTCAAAGTCTCACCCTCAAGATTGTAAAGACAACTGGTTAAAGTTTCTTGATCGTGTTCATATCCGAAAAGCATTTATCAATGTAGATCATAAAGCAGCATCTATTGCACGTAATGCAAATCTAGCAGATGTTTGTATGAGTGTTGATGTTATCATGACTCACTCGCTTGAAAATGATTTTTCAAAGTTCATGAAAAAGAATAATATTAAGACCCCACTTACGAAGATGGCTTTAGGTTTTGATTATGAAGGACACAGAGAAAAATACTGGAGGCCTATTGAAGAGCAACAAGATAATATGATTCGCTGGATAGGACGTACTGCTATGTGGAAGGGTCCTAGTCTCATGATTGATTATCACCAAGATGAATTAATGAACAATGGATTCATAACTGTTCTTGAAGGACTAGAAGCTTCTATTCAATATCCACTTGTTCTTTATAGAGATAATAAAGAGGAGAATCCAGTTGATAGAAGGATCGTTGAGAATCACTTCAGGCCAGAAAAACAACATGGTGACGTTAAGTTTACACCAGATCTATATGGAAAAGAAGTTACAGGTAAAGGTGCATACTTATATCCTCAATATATAAACTCAGATTGTATGAAAAGAATGGCTCTATCAGCATTCGGTTCAGACTTATATCACTTAAAAGCAGAAACTTATGGAGATAATATTGAAAACTGTCATGCAGAATGTATTGCATCAGGAACAGTACCTATATTTCATAAACACTTTTGTGATAACGTAATTCACCCTGTGCAGGGTAAACCAATTAGTCAATGCCAAAACAGCGGCACCATTGGCCTTGACTATTCTAATTTTAAAGAGTGTCGCGAACTAATGATCAGACTAAAGAATGATCCTACTATGAGAGATGATTGGAGAGAGATGGCATTTGAATTTTGGAAGCAGCACTCAGATGGCGAGATGGTTGTTAACGAAATTGTCGATCTTGCAATTAATACTAAAGAAAACCAACCACAAGGACTAGAGGAGTTTTTCGCATGAAAATATTCATAACTGGACAAGCCGGTATGATCGGCTTTCATTCCGCTCTTGCATTTAAAAATGCTGGGTGGGACGTCAAAGGACTAGATAATTTTAATGATTACTATGACGTAAAACTAAAACAAGATAGAGCAACTATTTTAAGAGAAGAAGGAATTGAAACACTTACTGGTGATATTCAGAACTTCACTATGTTAGAAGATGATGTAAAAGATTATGATTGTATCTTACATCTAGCAGCATATGCAAACCCAAGACACGCCCTTGCAGAACCACAACCCTATATTGATACTAATATAACAGGTACTCAAAGGATTGTTGAAGTAGCAGAAAATCATGATATTCCAGTTGTATACGCATCTAGCAGTTGCGTTATGCACGGTCAACCACTTCCATGGAACGAGCATGATAGGCCACTTCACCAAAACAACCCTTATGGTTGGTCAAAACGAGCAAATGAATGTCAATTTATGCATTCAAAGTTGTCACGGTCTGCAGGACTAAGATTTTTTACAGTGTATGGTCCTTATGGTCGACCAGACATGGCGCTCTTTTCTTTTACAGATTCTATTGTAGCAGGTAAACCTATTGAGCTTTATAACTACGGAGACATGAAAAGAGACTTTACTTTTGTCGATGATATTGTACAAGGTATTGAACTCGTAGTTGATGAAATTGTTGAGAGCAATGAAACTTATCATGAGATTTATAATATTGGTCACGGTACTCAAGTAGAGTTAGTTGACTTTGTTGATGAGATAGAAAAAAACTTAGGTAGAAAAACTGAAAGGTTATTAGTAGCTGCTCATCCAGCAGATACACCTGAAACATGGTCTGATACTACTAAGCTTCGAAAATTAGGATACGTTCCTACAACCCCCGTACCGGTTGGAGTTGAAAAGTTTATAACTTGGTACAAAGAATATTACGGAGTTAATTAATGGAAAAACTTAAAGTGTGTATAGTTGGTCATGGATTTGTAGGTAAAGCTGTAGATTATGGATTCAATGATCATACTTGTGAAAAAACAATTATTGATCCAATTTACGATGAGAACAAAAGTATTGAAACTACATCACCACTAGAAGCAGATATTACTTTTATATGTGTACCCACTCCAATGGCAGATGACGGAACTGTTAATACTTCTATTGTAGAAGACTCTGTAAACAAACTAATGACAAGAAGATCCGGTATAATTGTAATTAAATCTACTGTTACACCAGATGTTATTAAAAGACTATCTACTCATCAGATTGGAAAGAACAGAGTGTGTTATAATCCTGAGTTCTTAACTGAAAAAAATGCTGTGGAAGATTTTGTGAATCCTCCTATGCATATCTTTGGAGGAAGTCCAGCTGTTACAAAAAACGTTGAGGAAATATATAAACAACACAGCTTGTGTAAACCATGTCCGATATTTCATATGGAAGCGTCAGACGCTTCTTTTGTAAAGTATGGAATCAATTCATTTCTTGCTACAAAGGTTTTATTCTTTAATCAGTTCTATGATGTAGTAGAAAAATTTGGAGGTAACTTTGGTCGTATCATTAATGCAATCGGAGAGGATCCAAGAATAGGTCAGTCACATACACGTGTTCCAGGGCACGATGGCCGGCGTGGTTTTGGTGGAGCGTGTTTTCCTAAAGATACCTCTGCCTTCATACACTTTTCAGATCACAACTTTTCTCTCTTAGAAAAAGCGGTTGAAGAAAATAATAAATATAGAAAAGATTATGAAAAGTGCGATAGAGAAAAAGCACAGAACGTTTCTTATGAATAGTTATGCTAGCATAGTTCCGCTTATAGGTGGAGAAACATTCGCAATGGAAAATGTATTCGGGACTCGTCCTGAGTACATTCTTTCATACTCAGATTTTGAAGCAAATGATAGTCAACTTGTTAACCATTATAATAACGACGTTCCTTATATTAAGCTTGATATGGGTGGCAGTGCTCCTTCTCGAGTGGATGTTGTCAACACTGTCTGTCCTTGTGCTGGCCTTTCTGCGCTTAATACCAGTAGTAGCGCTGATAGTCCTACTAACGATTGGATGCTTAAGTCTGCTAAGTATGTATTAGAAAACGTTCAACCTCAGGTTTTCTGGGGAGAAAACGCGCCTAGACTTGCTAGCAAAATGGGAGAACCTATTGTTAGTAAGATGAGAGAACTGGCTGATGAGTTAGGTTACACTGTGAGTCTTTATAAAACTAAATCTATACTTCACGGATTGAGTCAAGTTAGAGATAGAGCATTTTACTTCTTCTGGAAAGGAGATAAAGTACCAATATTTAGTTACTATAATAGACCGTATAAAAATATTGCTGATCAGATCAGAAGCAGTGCAACTAACGAACCTGATATTATGACCGATACTATGGTTAAAACTTCTAAGCCAAGTGAAGATCTATTTTACAAATACGTTTTAGAAGTAATGCATGACAATATATCTCATACTGATTTTCAAAAAAAGATCGATAAGACTTGGGATATTATGCACTATATTGAAGACAATGGCAGTAATTACTATGAAGTCGCAGAGTGGGCGGATAAGAAAGGTTATACTGATCATGCTATAAAGTGTAGGAGAATGGGAGATAAATTAAAGGCTGGAGGCAACATTATGAGAAGAGGTGTTGTAGTTCCTAAGGATTATATCGGTGCCTTTGTTGGTGCATACCCTAGTATGCTTACACATCCAGATGCTGATAGATACTTGAATGTAAGAGAGTGTCTAGATATTATGAAGATGCCTAAGGATTTTAATCTAGTTGGAGGTGTCAAAAATTTAAATATGATATGTCAAAATGTTCCAGTGACAACTGCAAGTGACATGGCAGAAAACGTTAAGAATTTTTTGTATGGAAAAGCGCAGATGAAAAAAACTAACTTTGCAATACAGTGCAACAAGACAAAAACTTTCTGGTCAGAACCAGAACCCGCCACACTTGAAGCATTTTTTTAATTTACATTTATATGAAACTGTGGTATAATTATACTATTCTAAAAGGAGAATTGTATGTCTATAATGGATAAACTCAAAAAGAACTCAAAGCTGAGCCACACTGAAGTTCTTTCAGAGTCTAAATTTTTTACTGAAAAAGATATGGTATCAACGGATGTTCCTATGATTAATGTTGCTTTATCTGGATCGGTCGACGGTGGCTTAGCTCCAGGACTTACTGTTCTTGCCGGTCCTTCAAAACATTTTAAAACTTCTTTTGCTCTTCTAATGGCTGCAGCATATATGAAAAAATATCCTGAATCTGTTATGTTATTCTATGATTCAGAGTTTGGTTCACCACAGTCATACTTCAAACAGTTCGGCGTGGACACTACTCGAGTTCTACATACTCCAATCACAAACGTAGAAGAACTCAAATTTGATATGATAAGCCAACTTGAAAATCTAGATAGAGATGATAAGGTTATAGTTGTAATTGACTCAATTGGTAACTTAGCTTCTAAAAAAGAAATGGAAGACACACTCAATGAAAAATCTGTTGCAGACATGTCAAGAGCAAAGGCTCTCAAAGGTTTGTTTCGTATGACAACACCTTATCTTGCAATGAAGAATATTCCTCTTCTTGCAGTTAATCATACGTACAAAGAAATAGGTTTATTTCCTAAAGATGTTGTGGGTGGCGGTACAGGTATATACTATAGTGCAGATAATATCTGGATTATAGGTCGTCAGCAAGACAAGAAAGGTACAGAAATCAAAGGCTACCACTTTGTTATTAATGTTGAAAAATCTAGATATGTAAAAGAAAAATCAAAGATTCCAATCTCAGTTACATGGGAAGGCGGCGTATCAAACTATTCGGGTCTTCTTGACGTAGCTCTTGCTGGTGGTTACGTAACCAAACCATCTAACGGTTGGTATCAAAGAAGAGGAGAAGAAAGTAAAGTAAGAGAAGCCGAAACTCTTCTTGAAGAGTTCTGGACTCCTACCTTTGCTGACACAGATTTCAAGGAATTTATAAAGAAGCAATACTCTATTGGATACACCGAACAAGTCTCAATGGATGAAATTGTTGCAGAAGATGCTTGAGAACGAGGATTATGAATTTATAGCAAAGGGTGAAGAACAGTGGCACGTTCGACTTTTATCCGGCCCGTTTCCTGAAACTATTATTTCTTATGGAAAAGTAAGCGTAAGAGAAGGCGACGGAGAATCAGCAATTTTGAAATATGATTTTGAAATACATGAATCACCAGATCCAGATTTAACATCAGATAATGCAGGACTACAGGCTCATGTTGGAGATGTTTTAGTAGCAATAATTGAAAGCTCAGAAGGACAAGCGATTGAACACTAATATAGAACAAGTTGTTTTAAAAAATATATTAAGTAATGAAACATATATGAGAAAGGTTTTACCTTTTGTCAAGCCGGACTATTTTGAAGGAATATATAAGTTACTTTTTAGAGAGGCAGGGAAGTTTGTTGGAAAATACAATAAACTTCCAAATGCAGAAGCATTCAAGATCGAGATTGATAATTCAGACTCGTACAATGAAGAACAGTATAGACATGCTGTGGAAATCATTCCGAATCTTTTTGAAAAAGAAGATGTTAATGAAACTTGGCTGTATGAAAATACAGAAAAGTGGTGTCAAGATAGAGCTCTATATAATGCGGTTATGGAGTCTATACAAATTATTGATGGAAAGCACAATACACTTACAAAGAATGCGTTACCAGAGATTTTAACAAAAGCTTTAGGTGTATCGTTTGATACAAATGTAGGACATGACTATATTGAGAATGCAAACGAGCGATATGAGTTCTATCATCGTGACGAAGAAAGAATTCCTTTCGATCTTGAATACTTCAATAAAATTACAAAAGGTGGTTTACCAAACAAAACTTTAAACATATGTCTAGCCGGTACCGGCGTCGGTAAATCATTATTCATGTGCCATTGTGCAGCGTCAGCTATGAGTCAAGGACGTAACGTTCTTTATATTACAATGGAAATGGCAGAAGAAAGAATTGCCGAACGTATTGATGCTAATCTACTTGACGTACCTATTGACCAACTAAAAAATCTAAGCAAGGACATGTTTTCAGATAGGGTGTATAAATTATCTACAAGAACTAGTGGTAAGCTTATCATCAAAGAATATCCTACTGGTCAAGCAAACACATCACACTTTAGAGCTCTACTAAACGAGCTAAAACTTAAGAAGACATTTGAACCGGAAATGATCTTTATAGATTATTTAAACATATGTGCTTCATCAAGAATGAAAGGAATGGGCGGTGCAATCAATTCATACTCCTACATTAAAGCAATTGCTGAAGAGATACGTGGCCTTGCGGTCGAGTTTGACGTACCGATCGTCTCTGCAACGCAAACGACTCGTTCGGGTTATTCTAACACGGATATTGGGTTGGAAGATACGTCCGAGTCTTTTGGACTACCCGCTACCGCCGACTTAATGTTTGCTATTATATCTACTGAAGAACTTGAAAAAATGGGTCAACTCGCAGTAAAACAATTAAAGAATAGATACAATGATCCTACATATAAGAAAAGATTTGTAATTGGTGTAGATAGATCTAAAATGAGATTGTTTGATGTTGATCAAGCTGAACAAACTCTTATCGATACAGATGGTGACGATACTCCTACTTTCGATAAAACACCTACCGGACAAGAACTTAAATTTGAAGGTTTCAAGTTGTGATAATACCTCATCCTCCAAAAAGAAATCAGGACATTCCTGGTTTTAATAATCAAAAACACCTTAGTAGTCTCATGGATTTTGCCTCATCTATTCCTGAAAACTCTAAGGTGTTGGAGATAGGGTGCGCATGGGGTCTCAGTTCTTGGGCACTAATGGATTCTTTGCCAAAAGGGTGTAAACTACACGTATGTGATACGTTTGGAATGAATGGTGATCAGAAGCAAGTTCACTATAATGGTGTGATGGTGAAAAACAGTAAGAATCCTGCAATTGTATATGCTATGAACTTATATATGGAAAAGGATCATAGAACAGTGTATGATTACTGTGCTTCTCAACATCCTAGATATTTTTCTATTCATAAGAAAACACATCAGATGCAGAGTGTAAACCTACTTAAAAAAGATAGTGAATGGGATATGGCTTATTTAGACGGAGCACATAGTTATCAAAATGTAAAGAATGAACTTAAATACTTAAACGGTACTAAATACTTATGTGGTGATGATTATCATCCTGCTCATGAAGGTTGTAAAAAAGCTATAGATGAGTTCATAAAAAAGAATAAATATAGTTTTGACCATGATAGTTTTGAATCAGGATCAGGTTTTTGGAAAATGGAGAAAAAAAATGACCTATGATAAGGCTACAGATCCAGACGCTGGACTTAGATTAGATTTTACATCTAGAAAACGTGATGGTTTTATATCTTCAACTGATGATTCAATGCGTCATGAAATGCAAAGAATGGCTGATAAAATTAATCAACTTGAAAAAAGAATAATAGAACTGGAGAAAAAATGAAAATTAATTGTGTAGATAGATTATTGATATTACAGTCTGAGATTCAGATTTTGAAGGAAAGATTACAGCCTCATGACACTGGACATATTCATACCGCAATAAGTGTATTAACCGAAAGAGCAACAGAAGTTGCTGATAATCTAAAAAAGAAAACACAAGAAAATGTTTGAAGAGTTTGAAGATAGAGACTTTCAAGAGTGTTACGATATTCTAATGGGTGCATGCGAATTCTTACTAGAATCCAATGAAGGCGTACATCCTTTGATGGTTGCTGGTGTACTCACTACTCTTGGTTTAAGTCTCTACAAAAGCCGATTAAACAAAGAAGACTTTGAAAAGATGGTAGAAACTATAATGAATATGACAGATCAAATAAAAGATTTCAACAAAAAACCAGAAAAGGAGACGTTACACTAATGAGAGAATGGATTTACGATAGCTGGAACAGCGTTATGAATTTAGAGCATAATCCTCTAAGAAATATTCCTAACTTACAAGTACAACACATGGTCATGCAAGTGCTAGCTTGGATGTGGTGCTTAACTTTTGCTCAACTTGTTGGTAGTTGGTGGATATTTGGTTTTAGTGCTGCAGCACATGTAGTTCTCATAGGTGCTATTGTTATTACAGTCGCAACCTTTGAAACAGCAAAACGAAAGCCAGGTTTCTTTTTGAAAGCAGGTTATCATAGTTATCCAAGAGCCAGACAGAATATGTACATGGACGGCAAAAAGATTAAACTAGATGATAATGATCCGGGTGGGGAACACGAATAGTGAAAGTTAGAATAGTTGGATATACAAAACCAGAAGGAGATTTTATAGATGACATCAATTCCGCCAAAGATTTCGTGGCCTTCTGTGCCCGTGTCTCCAATCCATCAAACCAAAATAACAAAAAGACGAGTGAAAAGCTTATCAAATACCTCATCAAGAACAAGCACTGGTCACCTCTCGAAATGGCCTCAGCAACACTCGAGATCGAAACAACAAGAGACATCGCTAGACAACTTCTTCGACACAGATCGTTTAGCTTTCAAGAGTTTTCTCAGCGCTATTCTAGCGTTGCTGATCTTGGGGATAGTTTTGTGGTGAGAGAAGCTAGACTACAAGATGAGTCAAACAGACAAAACAGCATTGAAACTGATGACTCATCATTGAAAGTCTGGTGGGATGCAAAGCAAAAATTTATTATAGAACATGTAAAGGAAATTTATAAAGAAGCAATAGATAAAGGAATAGCAAAAGAACAAGCTAGATGTATACTTCCTGAAGGAAACACCAAGTCAAGATTATACGTTAATGGAACACTCAGGTCTTGGGTACATTACATTGAACTAAGATCTGGAAATGGAACACAAAAGGAACACATGGAATTGGCCAGAGCATGCGGCCGTATAATTTCAGATATCTTTCCAGTATTAGGAGATACAGATATGGGACGAGAAATCACAACTCACTATGCAGATAATGATAAAGGTAAAGCCATTGTTTTCATGGACTTTAAAGAAGAGATGGCTTATATAGAATATTATGATGAGAATGATAAGTTCTTCTTTAAAGAAGAGTTTCCTAATAAATCTATTAGGTACGTTGAAGATGCTGCAGAAAACTGGGCGTTAGGAATCAAGAAGTTAGAGGATATTAAATGACAGTAAGAGAAGAGGCGCAGGCGCAAGCAGAAGAAGCTTACACAAAGTTCTTAAGACTATGTAAAGTTGGTGGTATCTGGATTGTAGTAATTTTAATATCACTTACAATGGTTAACTTTGGTGATGATGGTACAGGTAGTAAATCAGATCCTGCTCTTTATGAAGAATACAAAGAACGAATGTTAGAAATGCGGGAAGAAATTAAAAAGAAAAAATACGGTGGATAAAATGGGAAAGACTTACAAAAACTAACTGTGATAAATATATTACAGTATATAACTAAAATAAGGAATGAATGAATTTTTTAGTTTACTTTAGCGTGATTTATTGGTATATTAGTCTATAACAATAATGAGGCAGAAGACATGAAAAAAATAACAGCAGCAATTACAGTGGCATTAAATTTGGCACTGTTTTCAGGAATAGGATATACGGCAAAAGCACAGCATGACTTTCAAGAAGAAAATCGTGCTATTCAATGTATAGCGATGAATATATATTGGGAAACAAGAGCATCGTCTCTTGCAGATGCAATGTCAGTATCCGATGTAGTTTTAAATAGAGTAAATCACAGACACTTTCCAAACAACGTCTGTGATGTAATAAAACAAGCTAGATTAGGTCCAAACGGTAATCCTAAGCTTCATCAGTGTCAATTTAGTTGGTGGTGTGATGGGAGATCAGATGAACCAAAAAACAAGACAGCTTGGGAAAAATCAAGGAAGTATGCAAGAGATTTTTGGATCCACGGTCGTTATGTAGGAATAACTGAAGGTTCAACTCATTATCATGCAAACTACGTTAAACCAAACTGGGCTCCTACAATGGACAGAGTCGCAAGAGTAGGATCTCATATATTTTATAGAATGAAAGGTAAGTAATGGCTTTTGAAGAAGTGAAAAACGAGATCTTGAAAAAGCAAGCTCAAGATCCAAGACATGATCAATCGGCTTTTAAGTCTCCGTTTAATGGTCACTATGAAAAGATAGTGAATAATCTAGTAGAGCAAGGTGCACCAGAGCTACCTTATCCAGAAGATGCACTACAACCAGATATTAATAGTGACTATGCTATAGGTTATAAATTCAATGAGGATCAAACTCTAGAAGAACTTAAGCGTCATATTGATAAGACTTATAATAGTCATTATTCAAAAGAAAAATTTCAGGCCACCGAATTTATAATCGACGGTGGCCATGGAACTGGTTTTTGTATTGGAAACATACTAAAGTATGCACAAAGATACGGAAAGAAAGGATCTGCTTCAGATGCTCGTCGTGATCTTATGAAGATTTTACATTATGCTGTAATTCAACTTCATGTTCATGATACTGAAAACGATTAAAGTTTTTTTTCAAATAAAATACGTAGAGAAGAAAAACTAGTATATATAATAATTTAACCCCTGGCGGAGTATTCCCTTACGATCCCGCCTCATCACCCTCGAAAGGAAATCTATGAGAGTATTACTCAATGCTTTGGTAGTAGCATTACTACCATTGTCTTTCGTGTTTTCTGCTGCAATTGCAGATCCACTGAAAGTAGGATTCGTATATGTAGGACCAACCGGAGACCATGGTTGGACTTATATGCACGATAAAGGACGTCAAGCTATTGAAGAAGAGTTTGGCGATAAAGTTGAAACCATGTTTGTTGAAAGTGTAAAGTATGGTCCGGATGCAGAACGCGTCATGACTCAGATGGCAATGCAAGGAGTCGATATGATTTTTGCAACATCATTTGGATATATGGAACAAATGCTAAAAGTAGCAGAAAAATTTCCAGATGTAAAGTTTGAACACGCGACTGGATATAAAACAGCTGAAAATATGTCAGTATATTCTTCTAAATTTTATGAAGGAAGATATATCCAAGGAGTTATTGCTGGTCATATGAGTGAAAAAGGAAAAGCCGGTTATATTGCTTCCTTTCCAATACCTGAAGTTGTACGTGGTATCAACGCCTTTTATCTAGGTGCAACTACAGTAAATCCTGACTTTGACATTGATGTTGTTTGGGTTAATACTTGGTATGATCCAAGTTTGGAATCAGATGCTGCTAAAGCACTAATTCAACAAGGCGCTGATATTATTACACAACACACAGATTCTCCTGCCGCACTACAAGTTGCACAACAGAACGGAGTAAAAGCATTTGGACAAGCGTCTGATATGATTAACTTTGCACCTGATACTCAATTAACTGCTATTCTAGATATATGGGGACCTTACTATGTTGAGAGAGTAAAAGCTGTTCTTGATGGTACTTGGGAAAAGTCTGACACATGGGGAGGTATGGATACTGGAATGGTAGAAATGGCACCTTATACTAATATGCCAGATGATGTCAAAGAAATTGCTATGGCAGTTGAAAAGGACATTCTAGAAGGTAAACTAGATATATTTCCAGGAAAAGGTGTTGGAGATCTACTAGGAATGAATCAATATGTTGAAGGTATTGACGCTTTCTTACCAGACTAAACTGTGACAAAAATGTAACAGAATACTAATAAAAAGAAAAAAAAGTGCGTTTCGGCGCACTTTTTTGTTTACAATCCCTGAGAGTTGTGGTATATTGTTTATATAAGGTAAAAAAACGAAGGAATGAAAATGAAAAATCTACTTAAATTAATCTCTGAAACTAAAGCTGAAGCTAAGTCAAAATTTGCTATCGAAAACGATATGGTCGATATGTACACTGAAGATGCTGCTGACTATAAAAAAGTTATGGAGTTAATTAAAGCGAAACAGATCGATGAAGCTAGACAAAAGCTTGAGTATATGGATACTGCTCCAAGAGAAGCTGCTGTAATGGCTATCTTTGAAGATACTGATTCAAACTTTGTTTACAATCTAGGTTGGACAATTAACTAAGGGAGATTTTTTGTAATGGGAATGATGAAAAGATTTAATGAACTTTTAGAACACGTTAAGGCACAGAACGCTAAGACGATTGCTTGGGTCAATGAAGATCCAAAGAATCGTTGGGCTGGTACTATGCCAGAAGATCCACAGTACTGGATTGATGAAGGTATCATCACCGTTCAAGCTCTAGAGCGTAGAGATCTAGAAACTTATATCTACGAAGGACATAAAGATGCCTTCGGTAGTAAAGGTCATCACTATGACTTTAAATCCATGTCAATGGAAGAACTTAGAAAAGAAGCCGACTATATTTCTGAAGCTGTTACTGAAGCACAGGCTGAGGAAAAGGCTGCTGAAGAAAGAAAGATAAAAGCCTTCAAGTCTGAGGTTAAAGATATAATTAATATTGGTGCGGGTGATGAAGAAACCGCTCTTCGTTGGATGACTCAAACTGAGACATTTCATCATATTCAAGATGTTGAACATTTTGTTTGGAATAGAGGTATTCTCTTCACTAAGTACGGTAAAGATCTAGTTAAGAAACTAGAAAAGATTGTAACTTACGAACAGTGGGAAGCAGCGTAAAAAAGTAAAAAAAGGGGTTTACAAACACGTAGAAATATGGTATAATATAAATATAATTTCAAACGTTGAAGCAACGTGAAGATATACTGGACTCGGGTGCAATTCCCGACTCCTCCACCAAGAATACTTGGTCCGGTTACAAGGCCTTCGTAGCACCGCCCGGGCACCACCGCTTAGTAAGGTGGTTAGCAGTCAGGTGACAGAAACGGTAAGACGTTTTACGGTTTAGTTGATGCGGCCCATCAAGTCAAGTATTCTTGGGGGGAGAGTTAGGATCGACAGGTATGGAATCGAAGTGGAGTTTGACGGGTGATCGCGCATAGATCAACAAAACTAAATGCAAACGATAATTTTGCACCTGTGGATTACGCTCTAGCAGCCTAATCTTACTGAGCCAGGAGGGAGCTTGGAAACAGAATCCCTCTACGAGATTTGACCGACGGGTCGGATAGTGAAGTGCAAGGAAACGCGTATTACCAAGATGCGTAACTTGATTGCTTAGGGGTGGTACCCAGGTTTGAGCCCTAGCGGGTAAGAATCACATCGCTCTCCCGAGCGGAAGTAAGTTCTAGCGGTTATGAGAATGGTATCTTGTTCGAGCTAGTTAGAGGTGAACCCACAGTCCTCTCTTCACACATTAAGAGCAATTTCGCTCAACACACAGGGTGATGCCTCAATACATCCGCGGGAGGCCACGGTTAGCCTCCCATCTTACGTATTCCAGTATAAATAGAAATATGAGAAGCAAAGAAGAAATACTAGAACATATTAGAGAAATTATTGAAACCTCTGTACAACCTGCTGTGGCGAGTCACGGTGGCTTCATTCGTCTTGAGGATTTTGATATGGAAACGGGTAGTGTTCTTGTACAATTATCAGGTAGTTGCAGTGGTTGTGCAGCTAGCTCTATTACACTGAAACTAGGTGTAGAAAATATGCTTAAGCACTATGTAGACGAAGTTACTGGTGTTGAAGGCGTAGATGACCCCAACTTTAACAATCCGTACTATACGGATGACGGTAGATGGAATGCTCAATATGATTGAGTTAATTACAGCCATCTGGATGATCGAAATCACTATGACAATAATAGGAGAAATAGTTAAATGAAACCAGGCGAACAGATTATTCTAGCCGCAAAGAAGCAAGCTGAAGGCGAGCTAGAAGTACACAAAGCAAACATTGCAGTATATCAGACTATGCCAGCCGGAATAGGCGAACATTCAGATATTGTAGAAGCAGTCATGGCTGAACTTGATAAGATGGCCATGGCACATGATAGACTAGAAATGATAAACACTTATTTTAATGGAGAAAATCTATGAAAGCACCGAAAAATCCAATATTACTAGTTATGGTACTTAGCTTTTTTGCTACCATTCTTTGGTCAGCTGCACAAGCTGAAGACATTACGATTGAAATGTTAAACAAGCGTGACAAAGAAAAGATGGTATACAGTGAAGATGTAGTTCGTATTAATGTAGGAGACACTATCACTTGGGTTCCGTCATCTAAAGGACACAATGTACATTTTATTGCAGGACCTGAAGGTTGGGAACTTCCAAAAAAGTCAAAAAACAACAAAGAAGTTTCAATAACATTTGACACTCCTGGTGTGTATATGTATCAATGTACTCCACACGCAACAATGGGTATGATTGCCGCAGTTGTTGTTGGTGCAGATTACTCAAATCTTGACGCTATTAAGAAAATAAAGATTAGAGGAAAGAGTAAAAAGAAGTTTAAGGAGATACTTGAACAACTATGAGTGTATGTACTCTAACACCAGCAGCTGAAGCACAAATAGATAAACTCTGTGAAGAGAACGAAGTTTACGGAGTTAGCTTAAATCTAAAAGGTGGCGGATGCGCTGGTTTTGAGTACGATTGGGACTTTGTCAAGACTCCTGAGGATCTTCAAAAAGATGATGAAGTCATAAAAACAACAGAAGGCAAGTGCGCATTTGTAATAGGTGGCACTAGCCTTATGTTTTTATTTGGAACCGAATTAGATTATGTCAAGAGTATTGTAGGTAGTAACTTCGAAATAAAAAATCCTAACGCTAAGAGCTCATGCGGTTGCGGCATCAGTGTTAACTTTGATATGGAGAAGATAGGATATGCTCCTTGACGATATAAAGTCTGCAGTCGCAGCAACAAATCCAGCACAAAGAAATTGGGACAGATCTAAAACTCTACCGAGAGAACACATAGATCTGTTTGAAGAAATTATTAGACTCGCTCCTACAAAACAAAATGAAACTCATTATAAAGTTTATATGATTGAGAATCAAGACGTAGTTAGAATGATTTATGATGAAACTAATCATTTTGCTGTTCATGACGGTACAGACTTAACTGACAGTAATGGAGTTACACAGTATGAATATAACGTTAAGAACTCTCAGGTATTAGCAAATTTACTTATAGCAATATGCGATGATTGGGATCAGAGTAAGTCTAGAACTCTCATTCATAGAATAGTAGATGAAAGAGGTGAAGAGTCAATTAAACCTAATGTATGGAAAGAAAAATCAAGAATTATACATATGGGTCAAGGTATCTTATTAGGACAACTAATGATGGCTGCCACATCACTAGGATATAGAACTGGAATGTGTTCTGCTTTTGATGAGAGCAAAGTTGCACCATACATAGAAAACAGCCAGTGTAACTGTCTCTTAGGAATAGGCTATCCTCATCCAGATAAAGATAGAAAAGAACACGAGGAAGTTTATAATAAAGATATTGCCGACAGAGATTATAGAACAGGTCCTGATAATGAGAAGTGGAAGTTCCCTTCTTTTAAGAAAGAAGTTTATGTGAAAAGACTATGAAACTTCCTAAAACATATGTAA